CAGGGACACGTATGAGTCCCAAATCAGGGACACGTAATGAAAATACGTGTATCAAATCAGGGACACGTTCAGGAAAAAACAGGCCCGAAACGATCAAAAAACAGACTACGTGTCCCAAATCAGGGACAGTAACTAACAGTGCTACTATAGAAGAAAAAATTTCTGACTCAGGAAGACACGCAGCCTTCGTTGCTTCTTACCTCGTTGGGCAGAGTCTGAGAGGAGGTCGCAATGAAGACTGACTGGAAGATACCACACAGCTTGCAGTATGAGAACGCAGTCCTCGGTGCAGCTCTCGAGGGAGGCTTTGAGGAGGCAGTTGAGCTGGGAGTCCAAAGTGATCACTTTCACGGGGCTCTTCATAAGAAAGTTTGGGACGCCGCTGTAAAGCTCTCCGAGCAGAACAACGAGGTCAACTACCTGACAGTCCGAGACCAGTCTCAGGGAGCAGGTATGCTGCTCAACAACCTCTGCTCTGAAGGCTACCCCAGCTCGATGCTGTCCTACTACTATCCGAAGCTTGAGGAGGTCAGGGTCAAGAGGTCTGTGTTCGAGCGTTACTGGAATGCTCTTGAGAACTTCAAGGAGGACCTACCATCGAAGGAGCTCCTGAACCGTCTCGAGAGCGACTTCTACGAGGTCACAAAGAGCTCCGCTGGCGTCAGGGATCAGAAGACAGGCTGGAGAAGCCTCGTAGAGACGCTTGAGGAGGCTTCTAAGGGTGGTTTACCCAGCAACGGGTGTAAGACAGGCATAGGAGCCATAGACGCGATCCTGAGGGGATTTAAGCCCGGTTCTATGAACACCATCGCAGCGAGGCCCGGTTGTGGTAAGTCAGCCCTAGCTGTGCAGCTCATGCTCGAGGCCGCTCAGAGGGATGAGCATGTAGTGTATTTCACCTACGAGATGCCATTCGCGCAGATCGGAGAGAGACTGCTGGGCAACCTCACAGGCGAGGACATAGGCTGGTATAAGGAATCAGGCAAGGGAGACATAAGGAAGATTGCCACAGGAGCTTCAACGCTCACCAGATTACCCATCACAATCGAGGACCAGCCCTCTATCAATGTGAACAGGATCCGCTCTATGGCTAGGCGGCTGACTAAGCAGAAGAACGTCAAGCTGTTCATCGTGGATTACCTGCAGATTGTCCCCCCAGCCTACCGAAATCAGAATAAGGTGGTTGAGGTGAGTGAGATCAGCAGGACACTCAAGATGGCGGCTATGGAGACAGGCGTCCCGTTTGTGACACTGTCACAGATGAACAGGATGATCGACATGTCAGACAGGGAGCCCTCTCTATCAGACATACGCGAGTCAGGAGCAATTGAACAGGACTCAGACTCTGTCAGCTTCCTGCACCAGCCAGACCGTGAAGACCAGACAAGGGTCAACTTCATAGTCAGGAAGAACAGGCACGGCAAGACAGGCAAGGCAGAGCTTGAGTGGACCCGCTGGAACGGTAGATTCAGGGGAGTAGACAAGTCACATGAACAAGGGGATAAATCGCCAATATGATAATCAATATAATGTATAGTTCAGCCTGTTCTGAATCAACTGCATCCCTCGAGATGCAGATCAAGAACAACGCTGACCTAGGGGCTCTAATCAAGGCACTCTCTGCAATGGCAGACGATGATGCACACTTTGAAGACGGGAGTGAGGACAATGGATCAAACTAAGCTAGTCATAGGTTTCAGCGGCAAGAAGAGGTCAGGCAAGACGGAGGCCTCAAAGGCTATTCTAAGAGCGTTTCCAACAACGGCAGTAAGAATCAGCCTAGCAGACCCCATTAAGGATGCTGTAGCCCTCATAGCGCAGCCTGTGACCGCTCACAACAAGTCGATACTGCGGCCAGTCCTGCAGACATACGGAGAGGCTATGAAGCAGCTCTACGGCTTTGATTATTGGGTCAAGAAAGCTACAGCCAGATGGAACATGCTGCAGCTAAATCATAACATAATGATATGTGATGACATCCGTTTTCCGTTTGAGGTCGAATGGATCCACAGCCTAGGCGGCAGAGTCATCATGATACGCAGAGCCTCCGAATCATCAGACGATACACATATATCAGAGACCAGCATCGACGATGTCAGGCCTGACTACGTAGTAGACAATGACTGCTCCAGTATGGAGCTCTCAGAGAGCGTCATGTCTGCATTCAAGGATTATGAGACCAGTATACGAGTCTGACGCAGACAGGGACAGGCAGACGCTTGTCAAGGTGAAGGCAGAGAGGATCCTCAAGCAGGTCCTCATGCCGCTACCACCCAGACACCACTTCGACTATGCCGCAACCACCGCAGGCGAAGTCACAGAGCTCATAGAGGTCAAGTGCAGGAACATACCACACCAGCAGCATGACACCTTCATGCTCTGCACCTCCAAATTCGTTGCAGCAGGCTGGTATACCCTAATCAACCCAGACATCAAGGTAAGCCTCTGGGTGCAGTGGACAGACGCCCTAGGCTCTCTGGACATGACTGTCCCTTACCCTGACTGGAGAATGGGTGGAAGGACAGACAGAGGCGATGATCAAGATATAGGCCTAGTCACCCACATCCCCATCTCAGCATTTACGCTATATGATTGCGTAAACGAGAAATAGACATATACTCGGATGGGCGGCTGGCAGATTACAGAGTAAATTATGGGAGTTAAGACCAAATGGAATCCTGACCTAGAGGCAGCAGGTATAGCTCGCTACACAGGTAAAGGACTCAAGCGCGTAGATCCTGAGAGATACGAGAGTATCTTGAAGGCAGCTAAGAATGGTTTCGGTGTAGATACACTGATGGAGGTCTTCGGTGTATCCCGTGAACTTGGCCTGAAGATGATCGAGCAGGCTGACAGAGATCCCCAAGCTCAAGAGGCTTTCCTCGAGAAACTTGTGAAGACAAGAGACCTAGCTCTGGAGAGGCTGAGTAGTGCGCTTGAGAGTGGTGAGATGAAGCCACAGCAGTTGCCCGTCACTACTGGGATCTTAATCGACAAAGTCGAACAGCTCCTCGGTAAACCTTCCACAACTATTAGACATGAGACCGTAAATCTGTCAGGACCTGCACTAGAAGAGCTGATCAAGCAGTGCAAGCCCAAGGAAGTCATTGAAGCAGAGGTAGTTGAGAGTAAGTAGGTATATTCTTTCTATTAAACGTAAGGTATATTGTGCGAAGAAACAGCACAAGATGGGGGGAGGGGGTCAACGGTTTCGGATTTTAGCAGCAATCGTTGCGGATCCCCCCGCGCAAAATAAATGAGCAAAACAGATACTCCACACAGACGCACCAGAGGCAAGAAGGCTCGCAGGAGGACTATGCTGGACACGCAGGACCTGCGCTGGAAGGCTGGCAAGGAGCCACGAGAAGCCACTGTCACAGGCCGCCCTATGAACCCTAGACTACTGAGCACAGATCTGGGCATTGTCAGGGTGACTGACAGCAGCCCATTCCAGAAGGGCCTGAAGATCCCTGTCTGGGTAGAGCAGGACTCAGGCAAGCTATTCTGCAAGGGTCGCCCAAAGCAACTAGACAGATACTAGCATGAACTGGACGCCACATCCTGTATACCCTATTCCCAACAGGGAAGAAGCTCAGGCTATGGCTGCCGAGGGAGCTCTCGAGGACTTCTACCTGAAGAGGGAGGAGCTGATCAATCTCGAGAAGAACGATCCCTTCAACTACGGCTCTGACTGGCACAATACGAACGGCCTGTTTACGCACTGGAAAGACGCTGACAAGGCTCTGGAAGACCCGAAGGTAGACATAGTGTATATCTTCGGAGGTAACAGGGGAGGGAAGTCACGGTATATGGCCTCGAGAGTAGTCAGGACTCTGGCCAACAAGGCTAGGTCTGCGGTCTGGTGCTGCCACTCTACGCATGACTCTTCTGTGCAGGTCCAGCAGCCTTACGTGCATGAGTATTTACCTGTGCCGTGGAAGGAGCAACGGAAAGCGCAGAGGGCTGTGGTAAACATAGGCTTCTCCCAGAAGAACGGTTTCAGTAATAAGACCTTTGTGGCCCCTAACGGGAGCCAGTGCTGGTTTAAGAATTACTCTCAGGAGCTGTCCTCAATGGAGGGAACTGAGCTTGATTTGATTTGGTGTGACGAGCTGGTCCCTATGGCGTGGATACAGACTCTCAAATACCGTCTAATTTCGCGTAAAGGCAAGCTAGTCGTAACCTTCACGCCAATCGAGGGATTTACAAGCACTGTCAAGGATGCGATGGACGGTGCTATCATCGAGCAGACTAGGGACGCAAAGCTTATTGGCGACGATGACAGTCCCATTGACGGAGTGCCTCGAGGGCATATGCCATACACTGCGAGGACTCGAAGCGGATCAGGAAAGATATTCTGGTTTTTTTCGGAATGGAATCCCTACAGCCCGTTTGAGAGAATGGAGCAGACGCTGCAGGGTAGGACTAGGGAAGAGCGAGAGATCAGGGCCTACGGGTATGTCAGTAATCCTGTAGTGGGCAAGTTTCCGAGGTTTACTGACAGGAATATTTGCAGAAAAGACCAGATACCGAAGGACGGCACTAATTATATGGTGGTGGATCCTACTCCCGGCGACAGGAACTGGTATATGCTGTGGGCGAAAGTGGACGATCTGGGCAGGATCTTTGTCTATAGAGACTGGCCCGATATGGCCAATTACGGAGAATGGGCGGTAGCGAGCGAGAAGCTTGACGGCAAGAAAGGCCCCGCACAGACTGCTGACTGCGGTAGGAATATCATACAGTATAAGCAGCTCATAAGAGAGCTGGAAGCCACTGACGGCGGCATACACGAACGGTATATAGATCCGAGAGCAGGCAGGACGGCTATTGTAAGCCAGAGGGACCATAATCAGAGCTTGATTGATCTACTTGCAAACCCTGACAGGGGAGCTGGGGGAGAGATCACGAAGGAAGGGCTCCTGTTCGTGCCTAGCGCAATGGCACATATTGATGAGAGCTGTGCATTGGTGAATAATTTGTTTGCCTACGACATGAGCCGAGAGGTAAGCATTCTGAATGAGCCGAAGCTGTATGTCTCAGAGGAGTGCCAGAATTTGATTTACAGCCTAAAAACGTGGACCGGGAGCGATGGCGATAAAGGAGCGAGCAAGGATCCAGTAGATGCTTTAAGGTATCTTATATTAATGGATCCGATTTATGTTTCGAGGCAGACTGAATATTCAACTGAAAGTTTAAGCTATTAATGAACACCATCGATGACCAATTACAGGTCAATACTGACCCTAACATAAACCAGCTCTGCACTGAATACCGCAGGGCCTACTCGGATGAACGCATGACCTACAGGGTCAGAGAGTCTGATGAGACTCGGTTTGCTACGTGGAACGGCCAGAGCCGAGACGGAAAGAAACACGCAAAGGATTTAGGTAGGCAACCGTTCCCGTGGGAGGGTGCGAGTGACACCAGAATCAGACTTGCGGACGAGGTCTGCAGCTTTATGGTGAACCTGTCAACCTCTGCCATTGGCAGGGCCGCGCTTAATGTAGCGGGAGTAGAGGCGTCAGACCATAAGGCAGCATCTGCCGTGGCCCTCTACCTGAGGTGGCAGCTATCGACTTTAATGCAACCCGGCTGGGAAGAGGAGCTGGAGTTGCACGCAGAATATGCGGCGCAGTATGGTTGGAGCGTCCTTCACGTAATCTGGGATCGTTGCTACGCGCAGACCCCACGAACTATAAACCTCCAATCCCTCTCTGGC